TGTAACAAAGATACCTGTTGCATCATCAACATAGAATGATTGTGCAAGTGGGTCTCTTCTAACATTTCTTACATTAGTTACGTTGGTGACGTTATTAGTAACATTAGTGATGTTTTGTTGTACCGCTCTAACAGTTGTGCTAGATGTACTTGTGCTACTCGCATTGGCAGTAGCGGTAGAACTTGCAGTAAGTGTTCGTGTCTGTTCAAACTCTTCATGTTCTACTCTTGCATTTCTAAGAGAAAGAGTTACTTCTTGAGTATTATCAATGTCACCTTGAGAGAAGAATATTTCCTCTGCGGATGAAGTAACAACACCTCCAACTCTACTGTTGATTGAACTACTAGTAAGTCTGAATACGTTTCTTCCAGTTTCAAATGATGGGTTACCAGGGACATTTCCATCAGGAACCAAGAATGCACCAATCATGGTGCCAACTCTATCTGCAACCAATCTTACATTATTAACTGTTGCTACGGCTCCACTTGTCTGACCTCTAAGAATCATTCCAGTTCTTGCCCATCCCCAGAATTCAGGTTGTCTTTCATTAGAAAGACTAAAAGTATCGACATTCAGCGTTGTGCTAGTTGTAGAGTAAGTTGCAGGAACAACATTGTCTCTATCATATGGATTGACATCAAAGAAATCAGTTGGATCATTATATGGACCAAACTTATGATTTGAGTTTGCCACTCTGAATGAAATGTAAGGAAGAGTAGAACTATCAAATCCGTCAACAACTTGTGCAGTTGGCATAATACCAATTACATTTTCACCAATTTGGAAAGTTCCTTCAGTCATCGAAATTTCAAGTAATTTCGGTGTGCAGAAATCAGTTACATCAACTCCATCAAAGAATGAATAAAGTTGTGTATTTGGTTTCATACGTCTAGAAGTGAACATAATGTTCCTTGAACGCATGAATTGAATAATATTTCTACTTACAATTCTATCTCCTAATGATTCAGTATCAATCTGTTCCCTAACAGTGTGCTGAATACCAGATCTACGCTGATCTAGATTTGTAGTAAGACTTACACTTCCACCGACATCGACACTAGTTGTTGATGATACTGTTTGCTCACCACCAGCACCTTCAGTAGTGCTCATAGATGTATTTACATCTACATCTAGTGTCATTCCGAGATCCTGACGGATATTATTAGTCTCCCAAGAGTTCCAAATAATAGGACTTACACCGAGTCTTGATCCATCAGCTTGATCAGTTATATCTGCTCTAAGTGCCTCTGCAACACCACGGAAAGAACCCTCCATCATTACATCACGCAATTCAAGACGGTTTACGTCAATCCATACGTCAACAGTAGGAGTTAGTTCAATAGTTCCTTCGTAATCCTTAACAAGATAAGGAGTTACATTTTCGACTCTAGTTGCAAATGGTTGTTGTAACCAAAGAGACTCTGTGTAGTCTAGACTAATTACATCACCGGTTCTTCTAATGTTTGTTCCAGTGATGTTTTGAAGGAAGTTTCTGTCAACAGATGTGTTTGATGTAGTTCCTAAACCAGCAATGGCATCAGATCCAATTTCAAGATTTAATTGAGTTGTATAGTGTGATGCTCTGAGTTGTCCATTTTGAAGATCAACACTATTCTTGACTCCTAAACTGTTGTCCTGAATATCAACGGATGAGAAATTGTCGATCAGGAAACCAGACTTAAATCTATTCAGACCTTGAGAATCAGAGACGAAGAGATTTGATGTATTCGATTCTAATAATGACAGACTTGTATAATACTCAAGATTCTTGATTCTAGTCTCAAGATTAGAAATATCTGTCATTTGATATCTCTTATGCTTGACAAAAGAGATTTCAGCATCCTTTACATTATATAAGAATGGTGGTAATGCAATATTTGCGATGTTAAGTCCATCAGCGATTCCACCTGGTAATTTTGGATTATCTGATGGTTCACCAATCTTGAGTTGAATTACACCATCCTTTGTGATGAAAACTCTATCAATTCTTGGAAGATAATATCTAAAGTTGACTGTCTGAGATTCATCAGATGCAAATACATGATCTGAACTGTGAGTTCCATCGGCAAAAGATCTTCCTACAAACTCAAATGGGGATCTTGATCCTTCAGAGGGAGTAAAATCAACAACTCTTGGTCGTACATCAATAATATCAGTGTTTCTTACTCTGCCAATCGATTGAATATCTTTTCCATAATCAAATCCTTCATAAGAAGATGCATTTGTAATATCGCCAGTGTCTGATGAATCATAATATCCTTTGGCAAACACAACTTTTAGTTGTCTTGTAGGTGCCTTGATATTTTGCTTTCTAGTTATAAAACTATATCCATAATAAGTTTTGGTTTGTCCATTATCAAACTGGAAATTATCAGTTACATTAGTGCTTCCTTGATCTAAAGTTCCAGCAACACCGTTGACTCCTGAAGTAAGGAAGTTTACGATTTCTCCTTGTTGGAAAACATTTTTATTGAGATATGCAAACGAAATCTTAGAACTATTCAGTTGTTCAACATAAATTCCTCTTGCTCCACTGATAGTTCCAACAAACTCTTCACCAATAAGCAAGTCATCTGTTTTAGAGGTAGGACCATCTAAAGATCCCACGACAAGACTTGGAGTTACTGGAGCAGATGCGTTTTTAGACTCATAAATTGCATGAATTTTGATAACGTCTGGAACATTGAGTGAAATCTTTTCATCCTGTACTCTTGTTCCAAAAGGATAGTTTCCTTTTGTCAATCCATCATTTATGGTTGTTGATCCAGCACCCGAGTAATTATGAATAGACTTACTAACTATGAGACTTTCAATGGTTGATTTTCTTTTTGGTTTTGTAGTTACTACGTCTTTTCTAACAGTTGCAACGAGAGTTGCACCAGTATCATTTGCACCTAAACCATTGATGACTAACTGTCCACTTCCTGCCTTAATGTCAAATTTGTCTTCAGTAAGTGATTCAAGTGTACCATCAGTTCTTGCAAGGACATATCTTTCTTCATCAAATGGTAAGAAGATCAGATTTGTTCCAGCATTAACAGTTCCTGTGGAATTATTTGCAATATTAACAGTATACTCCTTTCTCAAGACAATTGAAGAACGAGTCAGATCAACCGACTCAACATTTCGTTTTGGAAGTAATGCAAAAAGATTTTCATCATTATCTGTTTTCTTGGTCTCCGTAAACAGCAATGACAAATCATTTAGTTGAATATCAGAGGTTGAAAAACCACCATCACAAACACCAGTAACAGTCGTAACTCCTGTAACGATGATAGAATTAGTGTTTACTTGAGTGATCTTTGCAAAAGATGGTGTAGTAAATCCATCTCTCGTATATTGAATCAAATTACCTGTTGTAACAATTCCTGGGAATGCTACTGTTGGACTCGTAATGGTTGAAATAGTTCCCGACGCATTAGTTGTGCCAGACATCTGAGCGTTTCCACTTGGAATTCTAGTAGAAACAGATGGTATAATATCTGCAGAGAAAGTTTTAGACGCTCCTACATTTGCATACAGAGATTGTACGTTTGATAATCCATAGCTTGTAAACGCTGTGCTTACTCTTGTCTCTGTGGAATTATCAAATGTAAGTTTTTCTCCATTGATAAAATCGCCATTTTTCTGATATACAGTCAGTGCAACTCCAGATGAAACAGCGTATCTCAAGAATGCAGTAGCACCACTTGAATCCCCTTTTATTCTTGTTGGAACAGTCAGAGTTACTGCTTCATTTAGTGAGAGATCGCCGTATGTTTGAACATCATACAGAGAAATATCCCATTGATTTAAGTTTGTATTTGCAGTGTCATATCCACCAGACTCAAGTGCAAAATCATATACTCTTGCTACACCAATCTCTCTTCCGTTTTCTGAGTATGAACTCAATCCTACTCTTGAATCTCTGAGACTAATAGTAGAAGATGTATTGATACCAATAGAGGGGGCACCAGATACTCTGTTTACTTTTAGGGTAGATCCAAAGTTGAAATTGATTGACTGATTTTCTAAAAGATCAGTTGTTCTTGGTTTTGGAGCATCAATAAATGTTGGAGCAATAGTTTCAGTCTCATATCCTTTCACATATGCTTTTCCAGGACCAACCTTGACAACATACAAATCATCGGTTGGTTCAAATCCACCACTTGTTAATTGATTTGATTTATAAATTCCCTCATTTCCTTTTCCATCATTTAGACTTTCTTTTGTAAATACGTCAAATGATTTTACGTAATAATTACCAGATTCATCGAAAGTTCTTCTTGCAAATTCATCTGCAATAAGATTATAATTCGTATTTTTGTTTATACTTCTTAAAATACCGTCCTTGACGTTTGCAAGTTCGACAAAATTAGGAGTTTCAAAGTCCTCAAGACCTCTTTTTGCAAGTTTAGCAGTAATCTTGAGTCTATCTGCTCCAGGTGCAGCATAGTTGTTGAATCCATTTGCATTATCGTTCAAATATGGATCAACATCAGCAGAAACAAGTTCCTCTATGATCTCCAATCCAACTCTATACGAAGGTTGATTGGTATACTGATCAAGAATCAGAATTTCATTATCAACTGCGACAAAATACCCTCTAAGGAAATAAATTCCTTCTCCGATTGCAAACGCAGAACCGGTAGAGGTTGAATTTTCAGTGATTGTACGTGCAAATCCTTCACCAGCACTAATAAAACTATTTCCAAAGGTAATATTTGATTCTGTAATCAAATTTTCCCCATCATTGAAATTACGTGAGGATAAATTTGTCTGATTTGACTCAAAGTAATCGACATAAAGGGTTACAGTGCCTCTATCTGATTCAGTGAGACTCAGAACTTTCTTTACTTTTGCAACAACACCAGAATCTTCACCTCTTATCTTCAATCCTACAAGATTGTCCAGATAAAGTGAAACTGGAATACCTAAAAACTCAGTGTCAACTTCAACTGCATAAAAATTAGGAATATAAGTCAGATCACCCGGAATTACTTTGGCACCCTCTTTGAAAAAGTGGTTACCAAACTGCTCTACCTGATTTTGTAGAATAGATTGAAGAGTTGTAAGTTCTCTTGCCTGAACTGGATATCCGGGCTTGAAAAGAACTTTATAGTAATCGTTTGCTTTTCCTCCAATTACCGGTTCATCATAGTCATCAAAATATGGAGCTACATTGAGGTTGGTTTCTTGTGACATAGTTCCTTAGAATTGCAAAATAACTTTGATATCTTCTTTTTGACTAGATGACCTTGTGATTGAGGGTCTATTATCAACGTATATTATATTTCCAGAATATTTTTGTACTTCTGGTTGAGACACACCTTTAATAAAAGATTGTCCTAGGTAGTAGGTCCTACTATTTATTACGGTGCTGACACCCGGATTTGAACTGCTTCCAAACGTTGTTTGGATGCCGAGTGTTGAACTTCCACCAATAATATCTAGTGAACCACCAGATCCAATATCTGCAGTAAATCTGTGAAGTTCAAATCCATAAGTGGGTGATGAATTCTGTGTTCCGGCAGTTGTAAATCCAGCAGCAGATCTATCTTGCCAATACTTCAGAACTCCAGTTGTTTGATCATATGAAACCACTCTTCCAAAAGCAGTTGATCCAACACCGATGGTTTGATTGATATTCGTATCAGGATTGAAGACTACAGAACTATAACCAGTTCCAACTAGTTTCAATGCATAGACTGCACTTGCTTTATCAAGTTCAAGAATACTGGAGGAATTATATGCTTTTGGACTCTCTACGATTCCAACTCTAGCGATTTCATTTCCAGTGATAAAATCTGGATTCTCTGTATCATTTTCAATTCTAGAATACATGAGAACATTGTATGCTCCCAACTCTCTATAAACATCTGCCCCATGTCCACCTTGTGGAGGAATTATGACGTTGAATACTGGTGAAGTAGATCCTGTTGGAACTCCACCTCCTGCTAAATCAAGTGTACCAAAAGTATATCCAGAACCACCTTTTGAAACTGTTACACTTTCAACCTTTGAATCATTATTAATTACAACTGTTGCTTCAGCACCTCTACCATCACCTCTGATGGGAACTTTAGTATAAGTTCTATTAGCAGTTCCTAATCCTACTCCACGATTTGTAATCGTAACGA